TGTATTTTACACAATATTTTTTACCCCCTAATACGACTGGTGGGACGTTTTTTTCTTAAAAATCGTGACCCCCCCCCTTGCCCCTAAAAAATCCAGTCAGGTTGTCAAAAATTGGTTTTCCAATTCGACGACTAATTGACGAGTAAAAAATATTGTGTAAAATACACACAATATTATTCTTATTTTTTTTCATTAATTAATTAAACATTTTTATTCTTTATATACTCTTTTTATAAGGGTTTCTTTGTAAGTTCCAGCATCACAATCTCTGTCTTCTTTCCAAAGATTTTCTACTAATTTAGCGGTTCTTGCTATTTCACAAGCTTTCTTATGTATTTTAAGTATGGTATTAAAACCCTTCGTATCATTAGAACGATATTTATATCCACAAGCACACACATATTCCGTAAATTGTGTTTTAAACATTACTGATTTGCTATTTCTTGGCATCTTAAATTATTTTATACATTTATTATTTACAGCATTTTTCATTTCATTTTTTTTTTAAAATATAATTTTAAATAAAATACTTAAAAATTATATTTTTATTCCACAATAAATATTTGCTCTAAAACTTTTGCTCTTGAAATGGCTGTATAAAACATACAAGGATCGAACATTTTTTCAGCATCTATGAATAGATTGTGTTGAGCTGTTTCACCTTGAATACTATGAGTCGTATAGGCGTGTCTTAATTCACATTTAGTATTTGGTTTAGCTCCTACAACAATATCACCGTTCGAATATACTCTATCGTTTTCAATCACATAATATTTTTCTATATTAGCAAACATATTCGTATATTCATTTTTAACATCATTTGTTCCTACAAGGATCATATCATTTACTTTATACATTTTTTGTAAAGTTTCTTTGTTAATGATACGTTTATGTGTCATAAAGAAGTCAATCACAAAATCATTTATTTCATAAACAGGTCTTCCGTAATCAATCATCATTCTTAAATCTTTATATAATTCTAACAATCTTGAATCCTTACAACGATAGTTTGTATTATTTTCTATGACCTCGTTAAAGCCAATTTTCTTAATTTTTTCAGGAACGATATGTTGAGTATTATTCGAGTTACATTTAAAGCAGTATTTATTTTTTACATTTTTTTTACAATTGAGACATATATCATATTCACAAGCTCCTAACTGATAACCTATATCACCACAGAATATAATTTTCATATCACTATACAAATGAAATATTATTTCTTTTTGTTGCTCTGTCATCATACTAACCTCATCAAATAATAATACGTTAGCATATTTTTTAACGTAACTAATCATTTCAGGATCATCTGTAATTAACCGAGCCCACACACTCGATTTACAACCATACTCATTTTGTTTATTTCGAGCAAGTTTCCACGAAGGCGAAACATATAATAATTTTACTAATCCTTTATCTACAAGATTTTTATGAGTTTTTCCATTACCACCTGCTCCTATGTGTAATTCTTTTGCGTTACTTTTTCTTTCCTCACCAAATACCCACGACATAATATTTTCTTTAAAATCTGTTACTTCAGTTCCACACGATTTATATATATGTTTTCCTATAGCCATATCTTCTATGATGTTACTAATAAAACACTCACCAGCTATATTACCAAACGTTTTATCAGTAATACTATTCTTTTCTCTAAAAGCATTTTTTAAATTAAATACTTTATGTTTAAGATAAATACCATCAACACATACACGAATGACATTATTATAATCAATAGCGTCTAACTGCTCCAAAACATTTAAACGTTGATAAGCTGTAATAAATGCTGTAACGTGTCCCAAATGGTAATTGTGTTTTTTGTCATACTTAACACATATCTCACCATTCTCATAATGCTCTATTTTTGCGGTTGTATTTTCTGCTATCATACAACACATATTATAGTCACCATTAATCCACGTCTTCTTTTGTAAATAATGGCTATCACACTTACCAGTCCATAAAGCATAATAACTATTTCCCTCGTCGTTTTTACCGTCTATCATATCATCACTAAAATCAAAATCTAATGGTTTTACACCCCAGCAACCAGCTAATATTTTAAAGCTACAACCTTTACTTTCTAAAAACTTTAACTCGAATGAAGTGTAAATATTATGTGATTGATATATTTTTAATATGTCATTATATTTTTTAAACTGATTCATATAAGTATATTTAAAATGTTTTTCAGGAATAACTAAATCATAAATGTAATACATACCTACACCTTGAATTGTTTTTGTTAATCTAAAATCTGTGATCTTACCTAAAAAGCCCTCATAAAACTTACACTTTTTATATTTAGAATATGCTTTACTCATATCGATATGATAAACATCTTCAACTTTATATTCTTTAACATTTTTAAAATCAATTGTTCCGTTATAGTGAGTTCCCCATTTTACAAATGATGATAATTCAGCGTCATCAATATCATCTAATTTACAATTATTTAAACCTGCTTCTTGTTCGAACTCATTAAAGCATTCCATCATTTCATTCGATAATGAATATACACCATTTATAGTTTGTATTTTACTAATATTTGTTAAATCTTTATTAAATGTATGATATGTTCCCTTTTCCATAAAATGTTTTTTTAATTCAAGTAATTTTTCCCTACTTACTTCTACTGCTGATTCCTCAATAACATATTCATTAAAACTTTTATCAATAGTTTCTTTTTGCCATACGTTATTTATAACTCTATCTATAACTTCAACGTGATTAAGACGTGTATTTAAATATCTAAAATGTTTTAATGCTTTCTTCATACTTTTACATACAATAAACTTTTCATCACATAATGGTTTCTCTATACTAATATCAATCTGTAATTTATTACATATTTCATCTACATTAGTTTCACACACACCATTAGGATATTTTTCTTCTAATGCTTTTAAATCTCGTAACAAAATATTATATCTACTCTTTGTGCTTTTACTTTTCGATTCTTCATAATGTAAATTAGCCCAGTATCTTATAGGATTAAATACACATTTTCCGTTGTCAGCATCTTTAAATGTTTGTGTAATTTTTTTAAATTGTTTAGTGTTAAACTCCTGACCTTCATAGAAGTATAATGTAGGTTCATTATATTCAGGTAATATTGATCCACCAACTGAATTAGATAAGAATAACCATCTACCAGTAGAAGCCCACCAACTATTAAAATTAGTATCTACTTCAATACGAAATGTTTTTACTCTTTCACCATCTACTACTACATCACACACCACGTTTTTACCTCTAAATCTTTTTAACCACGAAATAAACTCACCTATATTACTTGGTTGATTCCATACATCAACCTTTCTTTTTAATGCTTCCTTATCTTCTTTAAGTTGTTTTGCTTTATCCTCTTTAAGCTTTTTTTCTTTTTGTATTTTTTCTTGATCGATTATATCGTTGTGTGTTTCCTTCATAATTTCATACGCTTCATCAGCAGTATCAACGCCAAATGCTTTTTTAGCTTGATTAATATTAGTAAATCCAAACTCTTCACGTAAAAGAGCTTTATTCGTTTTCCCTAAACTTGAGATTTTTCTGTCAGTCATCTTATATTATAAGAATATATAATAAATATTGTTTAAACCCTTTTATTTGTTAATTATATTTAATTAGAATATTTTGCTAAATATAATTTCAATTTAATTTTTTATAAACAAATAAAGGGAACTCGTCGTTCCCTCTTGCTCCCATACAAAAAAAAGGAAGGGTCGTAGGGAAACGTAGTTTCCTACTTATAAACAAATATTCCTAAATAGTTGTGCTTCTTTGTTAAAATAATATCTTGCTAAAGTTTTTTGTTTCTTTTCTTCTTTATGAGTTTCATAAAAAGTCGATGATGTCTTTCTACAATATTCACGCCATTTATCAGGATTCTTTTCCCTCCACGTGTTAAATGCTTTCTTTTGTGATAATGTTGTCATTCTTATAATATATGACAATATTATTCTAAATTGTTTTCTTATAAATTAATAATTACTTGTTCCTAATTTGGAAGTTGTATATACTGGACGAGGAGTATCACTACCTTCTCCTCCTGAACTTGCTCCTAAAGCAAAAATATTTTGTATATTTCTACCTTCTACAACAGCTTTTTCTTTATATGATCCTCTTACTTTTCCTTTATCGGCTCTTGGTGTTCTTGGTGAAGCAAATCCACCTTCACTCTCACTTGCGTAAGGGTTACTTGATGCTAAATTAATAAACTCACTTTTTAATTCCATTTGTTCTCCTATCATTACTTTCTTTTTAGGTATTCCAACTGGCATAGCGAAAGGTTGAAATGTTGATTGTGATGTTAATTCTTTTGGAGGTATAATTTTTATATCTTCTGTTAAGGATTGAGGTTGTATATAAGTTGTTGATGTTTTTGTTGAAAAGGGAGTATATGGTTCTATATTTCCTAAACCATACCTAAATTGATTTTTAAAATCTGTTCTATATGGTTCTTGTTTATCTGTATATACATTTATGATATGAGTATGTGTTTCTTTTTTTACAGGTTGCCTTGCTCTTGGCTGTCTAACAGCTCTAATCTTTTTTACCTTTACTTTTGGTTTCTTTGGCATATATATATTATAACAATATAAAATATATATTCTTTACATTCCAGCAACTTTCTTTAAAAGTCCTGTTTTCTTGGCAAGTGCTAAACCACCTGCTATTTCAGGTTCTAACAAAGCTACTCCAAACTGAACTGCTGGATCATTTGCTATACGAGCAACATTTTTAACACCACTCATAAAACGACCTTCGTAACCACCTTTTTTACCTAACAAAGTATGATAGTTTCCTTTTCCGCCGACTAAAGACATTTATATATTAGTATAACAAAATAAATTATGCTAAACACTATTCTAATTCTATTTTATCGAACATTCTATAAATGTTTCTATTTCCATTAATATTAATTAAAATCCAATCGTGAGGATCTATAAATGCTAAATCAATTAATTCTTGATACTTATCTTTTTCTATTTGTATTATCTCATCGAACATTTTGGTTAATTGACTTTTGCCTACATTATATGTAATTACATTTCCAACCAATTCTCTTAAAGGTTTCACTAATGCTTGAAAGTTTTGTTGTAGTAAAAAAGTTGTAGCTCTTAAGTGACGTTGTTTTGTTATTATTTTTTGTAATACTTTTACTATTTCAGGATCTTTTAGCTGTGCTTGAAAATCATCTATAATTAATAAACTATATTCACAATTGTCACTATTCTCTTGTAATTTATCATAAACTTCTAAAAGGTTATCTTCTGTTAATGTATCATATAAACAATCGTCAGGTATATATTGACCGTAAATATCATTATCAATACTTACTCTGCTGTTGTGAGGTATGAAAACGTATATATGATGAAATACACCTTTAAAAACCTTCTTCACTAAATTAGTAACGAGAGAAGTTTTACCTTGTCCCATCTTTCCAACTATGATGTTAAATGACGTTTTAGACCACACATCATTTACCATAGGATACTTTTTTAGTTTTTCGTCGATGATGTCATCACAATTCATTTTTATTTTGCTTAAATTAGGTTTATCTAACTCTACAATCTTTACCATATTATTATATATTACACAGATTAAATAATATACTACACAAAATAATTACTTATTGGTTTCCCTGTCTTTTTAGATTCACTTAATGCTACAGCGATCCGTTGAGAAGTTGCTACTTTCTTCGTAAGAGGTTTATTGCTAAAATACTTTTTTCCATCACTTACTTTAAATCCACCTTTAACTTTTTCAATAGAATATGGCATTTATAATATTAATATATAATAAATGGATAAAGCAAAAGAATATAGAAAAGAATATTATTTAAAAAATAAAGATTTATTTAAAGAATATTATTTAAAAAATAGAGATGTATTATTAGCTCGAAGTAAAGAATGGAATAAAAATAATCGTGATTCCAAAGAATATTATAAACAAAATAAAGAAACAATTTTAGCTCGTGTTAAAAAATGGAATGATAGCCATTCGAAACTTAAAAATAAAAAAAAACGCCTTGAATTAATGCTAAAGAAAAATGAAGAAAGAGTTCAACAATTTAAGGAACAATTACTATTGGGGGCAAACCCCCAGTAAAACCCCTTTTTTGCTATACTTTTCTTAAAAGTATATTTACAACAATCCAATCAAGAAAATATAATTTAATAGATAATTCATTCCATATTTTTTTATAATAATTTTTATTATTGATAAAGCATCTAAATTAATAATAAACTCAATAGTCGAAACTACTGCGGAAGATACGTGTGCTTTTTTATAAAATATATTTCGTATATAATCCATTATATAATCTTTAATATACGCTCATAGTTTGGATTTTATCCAGCTCCAAGCAGTAGATGTAGCTATTTGAAAAAAAGAGTATTTCATTATTTCATTATTATCGTGAAGATACTCGATATTTTTACTAATAGTTTCTAAATCAGTTGGTGATATATTTCCAAATAAAGAATTATATATTTGAATACAAACAAGTTTCTTATCTATTTTCATCTTATCTTTCTTACTTTTATTACTAATAGAAGCTTCAACACAATTACAAACCATTTTTAATAATTCCATAGAGTGTTTATTGCGTATTTCAGCAGGAAGATCGGTAATTTTACATAATATTTGTTTTTGAACCTTTGCTATCTTATAATCTTTATATAACGTGTTCTGCGGTTTAATGTATGCGAACGAAGACATTTATACTTATATCTTATATTTTATTTTTGCTAAATGTTAAATATTTTTTTATAATTTGCTATATTATCATTTATATTTGTAGAATTACCCCATAAAATATATCTACTTAATGATGCTGGATTTATTTTAGTCCAATCCTCATTTACTCGATGACGTTTTAAATAATTTTCTCGTTTTATTTTATCCTTATGATCTAAATACGTATTACCATTTTTAGCTCCAAAGTGTATAACTTTTCCATTAATTTCTGTCATAAATCTTTTATCTTTTCGTGTAGATGGTTTAATCAACATTTATATTATATAGAGGGATAATATCCCTCTTACTCCCTAATTAATTATTTTTGCTATACTTTTTTAAAAGTATAATATATAAATGATCCGTTCTGTTAAAATATGTATGGTCTGTTGTTTAACAAAACCAGTTAAATATGAAAGTGATTATAAAAAAAAGGATAATGGTATTCACGAGTATAATTATTCCTGTTATGAATGTTTAGATAATATGAAAAAACAAAGAGAAAAAGAATTATTAGATATTTATGAAAAAATGTTAAAAATAGGATTTACACAATAAAATTAGTAGGAATATTTTTAATGTCGTGAGCTTCTAATAATGATTGATTTAATGGTGTATTTAGATTTATTAGATTATCGTAAGGGTGACGTTGAACGAGATTTAATGCCGAAACTCTATCTGTTTTTGTTCTAATATCAAGTTGATTTTCAGGAACTATTTTCCCAATATCTCCTAATCCTGTTCCTTTATTATAAGTAATTATTGAACCTTTTGCTCCTGATTTACTTGCTATATCACCTCCTAAACTAAAACCAAATGTATCGGCAGGTTTATTATATTTTTGTTCTACTTTTTTTGTTAATGCTTTTGCTTCTTTATATCGAGGATCGAGATTCTGTAATCCTACGGCTAAAAGAGGATCACTAATTAAAAAATCCTTTATTCTTTTACTACCTCTAAAAGCTATATTTGGATTACCTTCTTTATCAATAAAAACTTTACTTTCATTTGTTGATAATTGTTTATCATATGTGTAACCTAATTTATTTAATTGTTGTTTTGCTTCTTTTTGGTTTGCCATCGATGCTTCCAAAATAGGTTTGAGTTTATCATAACCTCCTTTTTTTTTAAATGTTTCTTTAATAACCATATAGTATTATTAGAGAAATTATATTTTTGTTTAATCTTTTTCTTCTTCTTTATATTGTATTGCTAAATCTTCTAATTTAGCATTTGTTTCATTTATTTTTTCTAAAAGAACTTCCTTCTCATAAGGTGATATTGTTAAAATATATTTTTGAGATAAATCCATTATTTCTTTTGTTAAAGCATAGAGTTTTATTTGAGTTTCAGTAACTGTCATATATATATACATTTTAAAAAAAATAAGCGAAATAAATTATAATTTCATATACCAATTAACACCCATATTATAAACTCGAACTTCATCGGCGTATCTATCCACATAAGTTGATGTATCATTTGTTGGATTTTCTTCTTCACCATCTCCTGCTATTCTTGTTCTTGACCTACTTTGTGCTCCACCACCTGACCCAGCAGACCAATAACCAGCTTGTCTAATAACGAGAGTTGCGTCGGTTTGAAATGCGGATATGGTTGCTGTATGTGCTACACTTAATGTTCCTCCTGCGTTACTATTACTTGTTTGTGAGACAGTCTTTGTTCCTGCTCCTTTTAATACTGTTCCTTGTAGATCAGGAAGAGAGAAAGCAGTTACACCTGTCCCTCCAAATGTAGTGCCAATTACTTTCCATAAATTAAAATATTTTGGATTTGCTGTTGCGTTTAATGATGCCCCATTACACAAAACAAAACGGTTCTGTAATCCAAAGGTTGTTAAGTTCATAGCAATTGGATAAGAAATAATTGTTCCTGTTGGAATTACTGGTCGAGGTGACATACAGACCCAATAATTAGAACCATTATAAATAAACTCCACACTTGTCTCGTCCATTTGTAGTTGATATGATTGAAGTAGTAATGTTGCGTCACCATTACCAAGTGTTAAATATTGTGTTCCTGTTGTTGAAATTGTTATGGTATAATCAACTGTATTACTTGGAACTAAATTAACTAATTTAAAAATTGCTCCTGCGTTTGTTGCTGTTGCGGTTGGTAATACATAATTTCTATTTGATGCTGTTGTGCCTGTAATCATATAAAGTGATTCTAATGGAAATGTTGGTGATACTGTTGCTCCAGTAGTTGATAATGGTGTTCCATATAATTCATTTTTATTACCAATAACAATAGTATCATTTGTAAGTGTAGTTGTTGTAGATGTTGTTACCATTTTATTTGCTCCACTAACCTCTAATGTATTTGTGCCTCCTGATTTTGATAACATCGTTGTATTAGCCCAAAGTTCAATATTTCCAGTTGTTGTTTTTATATCCACATTTGTATTTGCTCTTACAACAAACTCACCTACTCCTGTTCCAGTTGTTGTAATAACAACATCAGTTCCAGTTAAATTAACATCTCCAGTAGTAGCAGTTATATTAACACCTCCATTAGAAGAAGTAATATCGGTATCTAATTTTGATGTAAGTATTACACCCCCTAATGTTGATGAAATATTAACGTTATCTATTGATGCTGTAATACCGACACCAGTTCCACTCATACCAAACGTTGATGTTGAGTTGAAAAACATATCGCCACTTGAAATAAAATCTAAATCACCTGCTCCTGTTGTTTTAAATTGTAAGTTTTGACCTGCTCCACTCTCTATTGAAAATGCTCCTGCTGTAGCATTTGATAATATTAAATCACTACCAGTAGTATTACTTTGCCAAGTCATCGCTGTTCCAGTAAGTGCTGTTGCGTTCATAGTAAATGTTAAAGGGTCAATTGTTAAAGCTCCTGATGCGTTAATATCTAATGCTACACTATTTATTTGTGTTGTTCCTGTGCTTGTTAGTGTTGTTGTTCCTGCTGATGAAACCAAAATATCACCAAATGGATTCGTAGTTTGAATTGTTAAATCATCAACTGAAGTTATTACTGTAGTTGAAGCTCCATCAATCGTAATAGCTCCTGAATTATTTATGTCGAGAACTTTACTATTTAACTGTAATGTTCCAGTAGTAGCAGATGTAAGAGCATTTAATGTAACATCTCCACTTTGTATTGTCATAAGCCCTCTATTATCATCAACACCATTTCCTTCTCGTTGAATAATTTGTCCGTCATACACATTTAATCCTGCTGTGTCACCAATCATATCTATTCTAACTTTATTATTTGCTGTATCTCTTACAAGTTGTATTTGTTGAGAAAAACCTGAAGATTTTAAAAATGTTGCTTGAGGTGTATAATTAATTTCATCTGCTGATGTTAATGTTTTTGCGAGTGTTCTTGAACTACCAAGATTGTTACCATAATACCAATTAAACGCTGATCCAGCTACACCATCTATTTCAGCATTTAAAAACTTCTTACTTGCTGTTCCGCTGTCAGTCCAAAAACCTAAATAATCATAATTGTTACCAGTATTAGCATCATATAATACTAATTTTTTATTAGATGTTAAAGCATTTCTATCACAATAAAGAGTATCACCAAAATACGAAATATTTGTTACTTCGAAATTATTATTTACAAGTAATGAATCTAATGAAGATGTTCCTGCTGTTGATGATAATATCCCTGTTGTTGAAATATTACTACTTGCTGAAATACCTGAACCAAATGTAGATGCTGAACTCGTATTTAATGTAACACCTGAAGATGTTGTCCCAATATTTACCTTTCCTGAAAAAGTAGTTCCTGATAATGATCCCCAAGATTGAGCTGTTGTTTTTACTTGTAATGCGGTTACGTCACTTTGTAAAGTATTTACGTCACCAGTTAGTCCAGCAATAGAAGCTGTATGTGCTGAAATTGTAACATCTTGTGATGCTTGTGAAATAACTAATCCAGCAATCGATGCGGTATTTGTTGCTGTAATTCCATATAATGCTCCAATATCTGCTTGAGCGTCATTCATTTCACTCTGTAAAGTATTAATGTCACTTTGTGCTGTATTCATTTCACTCTGTAAAGTATTAATGTCACTTTGTGCTGTATTCATTTCACCTTGTAGTGTTAAAACATCTGCTTCTAAAGCAGTAACATCAACTGTAATTCCATTAATTGCGGTTTTTACATTAACTGGTGTAGTTGATACATCATAATAAAGTTCATCACCAAATACAAAATTGGCATTAATATTATTTAAACCATTTAATGTTGCTCCTTCATCATCATTATTATATCCTAATAAACTCATTTAATATACAGAGTGATAATAATTTCTCTCTTTATATTAATAAAAAAATATTTTTTGTTTTTTATTTTTCCTCTTCTTCCTCGAACTCGAAGTAAAACCATACTTGATAATCTAATGTGTTTGATATAACTACTTCATCAAGTCCTATAAGTTGTAACTGGAATTGCTGATTACCTGTTGGTCTTGATATTTGAACTCCTACACTTGAAGTTGTGTCTCCTAAATAGCGATGGTCGGTTGATGTAGGATTATTAACAGGATTAACTAAACCAAGATTGACACCATTATAATTATTAGCATATTTAGTTGTGAATGATGCTCTTAAAGAACACAAAGTATTATTATACACTAATGTTCCTGATTTACTTGTAAGTAAAAACTTGACACGACAATATTGACCTTTTGTTCCGTTAAAAAAAGAATCCCAATTGACATTCCAAGCATCAATTGTATTCGTTGTTATAACAGGGGCATTAGGAGCAGGTGAAAGAGTAGATAAGTATAAACTATGAACTTTCATTTTATATATATTAGATATAAAATAAAAATTAACCAAAGGTATTGTAATTAAAAAAATCGAATATTAGGTTTAGCTAAAATAGGTTCTATTAAAACTTCCTTTTTCTTTTTAACAATTACTGGTTCAGGTTCTTCGTCACTTTCTTCTACATATATGACTTTAGGTTTTTTCTTTCTCTTAACAACAACTACTTCATCTTCACTTTCTTCTTGTATTATTTTTTTCTCAACTAATTCCTTTTTAATTTTAGGTGTATCATCAACCTTAACCAATACTTCTTTTTCCAAAGTAGGTTTGTTTCTATTCTTAACTTCTTCCTTAACTTGTGCGATCTTTTCTTTTTTAAGTTTAGAGTTTTCTAACCTTATCTCACGTGCTTTTTCGAATGCTTTTACCTGTGCTTCACTTCGTGGCTTTTTAGGTTTTAATTCTATTCCTTCTTTTCCTAAATCTTCTTCCATTCTTGTATAATGTAAGAATAGAAAAAAATATAATCTTTAGGAATATTATAATGACTTCGATAAAAGAAAAACAGGTCGATAAAGTTTTAGACAGAATAATTGGTAATGGTGATGAAACTTTAAAAGTTATTACCAAATTAGCTATGATGAATAAGGAATTAACTCCTGAAATAGTTGAAACGATTGAATTAATAAAAAAACAAAATGAAGAAGATGCGAAAGCAATAAATGAAGAATTACAAATGACATTAGATGCGAGTGGTAATATAGTGCCAATTGTTTATAGGTTACCTGTAGGAAAAACATAAACAAATAAATTATTTTAATTATATTTTTTACTATACTTTTTATAAAAGTATATTATAAATGGAAATACAACCTGTTATACATTTAGTTCAAGACACAAAAGAGTTTCATCTATCTACAAGAGGTGATGCTGGTGAGGTCTTAAATGGTAATATGAAAAGCCAAGTATTATTTAATATTCCTGATGCTATTGTGCTTGATGATAGTATTGAGTATATACAATTTTCTATACCCTATGCTGTAGTGCCTAATTCATTTTATATAATTAATATGACGAATTGTATGTTACAAGTTTTACAAAGTTCAATAACTACTACGTATATGTTTCCTATGGGTAATTATAATTCATCTACATTCATCACACAATTTAAGGCATTATTACCTTCATTTAACATAACTTTAGGAATAAATAATAACCAATTTACGATCACTCACCCTACAACTAATTTTACTATTTTAGGAACTTCAACGATTGATAGTATTATGGGATTTAGCGGAAATCAAGCATCGGTAGGATTATCTGTAACTATGCCTCGTGTTTGTAATTTTTTACCTCTTCCTCGTATATGTTTTAGATGTGGAAAATTAGCAAATAGTTTTACCCCTTCTTCTATTGATAGTGGCGATGTAATATTGAGTATTCCAAATACTGCCAAACTAAACGGACAAATTATTTATACAAATAGTAGTAATTCGAAAACACTTTTTAAATTAGATAGTTTAAGAGATTTTGTTGTTTCTTTAACCAACGATGACGGACAATATCTCGACTTTAATGGAATAAGTAGTTTTTGGGTTTTTCGTTTTGATATATTTAGGAAATCCATAGAAAAACCTATGAGTTTTAGAAATATAATTAGTTTAGTTAATTCGAAATCTTAAAAATTATTTTGTTTGAGTAATATATAAATGTCGATTCCTTCACAAATTGGTATTCCTGCTGAAATGAAGCTCGGTGAGATTGATTATTCTCTGCCCCCTGATGCTCGATCATATGCCGTTAAGGTTATGGCTTCCAACGTCCAGTCCGTAGCATCTCCTCCTATCTCTCTTGTGAGTGCTGGTGCTGGTCCTCCTACTACTACCCCTCAATTTGTAGCCCAAAATATTTACTTCGATTTACCTTGCGGTCAGTCCCCTTCTACTTTCCTTGATACTCGTTTCTCTACTATTACATTTAGAGCTACTTTAACCTGCTCTATTGCTGGTGCTGGTTCTACTACTACATCTGCTAACTTGAGAAGTGGTGGTTATTCTTTCTTTGACAGAGCATTTATTACTGCTGGATCAGGACAAGTTTTAGAAGATATTGGTGAGTATGGTCTTGTTTATGATACCTTGACTGGTCTCCAATTGAATCCTTCTGTTCGTGATTCTATGGCTATGAGTTATGGATTTTTGAGTGATACTGGTAATCAAGGAAATCAAGGTCACGCTTGGTCTGCTTTGACTGCTCGTGCCGTTGCTACTGCTGATGTTGAAACACATAGTTATTCCTTTCCCCTTGTATCAGGTCTTTTAGGTATGGGTGCTGATAAGTTTTTGAATATTGGTAGATTGAATAAGCTCCAATTTGCTCTACAAACGGCAACTGAACTCCCTATTACTATTGCTAACGCTGGTGCTATGACTGCTGGAACTATCACAATTACGTTGAGCGATATTGCTCTTAACCTCGAATATGTTGATATTGGGGCTTCTGCTCTTGGTATGCTTGATTCTTCCTTGATTGATGGTAACGCTTATATTCACGGAACTACTTATAGAACTTCCGCTGTTGCGATGTCTGCCGTTGTAGGTAACCAGTCCCTATTAGCAGGTATTCGTGGATCATCGGTTAAGAGTTTGTTTGCTCGTTTCGTTGATGGTGGTGCTATCTCTACTACCAATAGTGTCAATTCCAAATACGATTCCAAAAATCCTAATTCTAACTCTATGAACTTTAACATAGGTGGTCTCAAGTTTCCTAACGCTCCTGTGAATCCATTAATTGCTCCTGCTTCTGCGTTTAGAGCTACACAAATGGCTATTGGATCTTTTAATAATTCTGCGTTTTCTTCATCGATTGTTCCTGTTTATTATTGTAAATTGTCTGCTGGTGGAACTGCTTCAGGAACAACTCTCGGTGGAACACAAGACGCTAACTATACTCTTGCCTCTGTTACTACTGCTTTGTCTCAATTCATATATGGTGAAAATCTTGAGGTTGTTGCCAAACGTGGCTTGATGTCAGGTTTAAGTTGTGTGAATGCTCCTGTGTTTATTGAACTTAACATATCAACTGCTCCTACTAACACTCACCAAGTTTATATTCACGCTATGTTAGATGCGGTTTATATTCATAATGTTAAAACTGGTGACATTCAAGTTAGAATGTAAATTAAAAAACTTTAAAAGTTTAGGAATAATATAATAAGAATAATTAGTATTTAAAAAAATAATATTCTTATTATATATAAATGGATTATAATACTGATGAGATGTATGACTCTTGGGAAAACTCTATGTTAGAATTAGATTCTAATACTTTGTGTATGGCTTGTGGGTGTGGTGTTGAATTATTAATAAATGAAATGTATTGTTTCGATTGTCATAAACGACAACAATTTTTAAGTATATTTAATCATAGTGCTTCTTATAGTTTTGGATCATATTTTGGAAAACATATTTTAGAAAAATATTTAGGTTACTATGTTAGTGAAGATGATTTTATTAAGTTTATGAAAAGACACGATATTAAGTTTAATGAAAATAAAAGATTATTTAGAGTTAAGTTAAATAAAAAGAAAGCTTTAAGTTTAGGGATTTCTGTTTAAAACAAATAGATTATATAAATGCGTTAATAAAGTGTTAAAAATATTAAGTTGAATGAAAATAAAATTATAGATTTTTTAGTGAAGTCACTTTTAATATAAAATAAAAAAAAATTGAAATGAGTTTTTACAAAAACTTTAAAGAATAAAAATAAAATAATATAATGGAATTAAATCTTAAAATGGAAAACCAATTACGAGCATCAATTGTTTCGACAATTAAAGCATTAACCCCTGAAGAAAAGCAATCACTTACGAATGCTTTTGCTAATTTTAATGTGCCAAAGGTTGAAGAAAAAAAGGACGATTGCTCTTGCGAAATATGCGAAAAAATAATAAAAGTAGAAAGTGATTATTATGATTACGATGATGATACTGGATTTTATCGTTGCGGTGATTGTATGCGTGACGATGACGGCTACGAAGAATATACTAACGATTTCAGGTGTGGAATGTGCGAAGGTTACTTTCAAGCTGGAAAAGATTTTTGTAAAAATTGTGGATTCGATTTGAATAGTTTTAATGTGCCAAAGGTTGAAGAAGATAGTGATGACGAATAAGTATTTGATAATTTATTTTATAATTTTACAAAAATGAAAAACGTAAAATTGAACTTTTTATTTGACATAATTACATAAGCATAAAACAAAAACAAAGTAATATAAATGAATACTGATCTATACGAAAGCAAAGTAAAACCAAGAGGTGTTATCGAAAATTGTTGCTTTTATTGTGACGAAGAAACAACTAATAAAATTATAATCAATAAAGGTAAGAGAACTGAAAGAGAAGATTATCTCTGTCAGCTGTGTATTTTGGATAATAATAATATTTTAAAAAAGAATTGATTTAAAAAATCCTATAAAATATAAACGTATAAAATAAAATACACAACCGAATAAAATGGAATTGTTTAACTGGAACACACACGGAATTAAAATGTGGAATGATATTATTAGAGATGAAGGATTTTACCCTGATGAAGTTTATTATGATATGACAGGTGAAAAATTACCATATAAACAAAATGAAAAATGGAAAGAATTAACAAAAGAAGAACAAGATAAAAGAATGGTATCTTCATATGGTATTAGATCTTCGATAAATCCTGAAATGGAGGAAAAAGGTTACATTATTTATAATGATGATGGTAAAATTATTGCGTGGATTTTGTGGGCGTGGAATATTAATAAACTTACAGCTCATTTAAAATATATTATCGTTATTGAAAACGAACAGAAAAAAGGATTAGGTAAAAAATTAATGGATATATTTATTGAATGGTGTATTGAAAATAAAATAACAACAGCATCGTTATCATTTAATCAAGCAGAAAACTTAAAAAAGTTTTATGGAACTTATGGATTTAAAAATTATAATTTGTGTATAAACAACTTTTCGTGTTTCACTACGTGGAAAAGATACTTTAAATATAAAACAAAGATTCTAACAGACTTTGAATATTTTGAAACTCTTTACTCTTAATTAATTAATGAAAAAAAATAAGAATAATATTGTGTGTATTTTACACAATATTTTTTACTCGTCAATTAGTCGTCGAATTGGAAAACCAATTTTTGACAACCTGACTGGATTTTTTAGGGGCAAGGGGGGGGGTCACGATTTTTAAGAAAAAAACGTCCCACCAGTCGTATTAGGGGGTAAAAAATATTGTGTAAAATACA